CTTAACAATGCGCAGCTAGCTACATTTGCTGGCGGTGTAAGTATGCCAGGCTCTTTTGCATTTAAAAATCGTTTAATTAACGGAGCAATGCAAATCGCACAACGTGGCACATCTGCTACTGTTACCGCTGGTACTGGAGTTCCTACAATTTCTACTGGCTATCCATGTGTGGATCGTTGGTTTGTTTACTCAACTGGCGCAAATATTACTGCAGCCCAAGTCGCTGGCTCTGGAAATAATAAAAACAATTTACAAATTACTGGCGCTGCTTCTGTTACAGCAGTAGGTGTTGGTCAGCGTATTGAGCAGTTAAATAGCTACGACTTGGCTGGTCAGACTTGTAATTTATCGGTCAATATGTATAACAGTCTATTAACAACTGTGACGTGGACTGCATCGTATGCAACAACGGCGGATACGTTTGGAACAATTGGTACACCAACAAAAACTCAAATTGCTACAGGTACATTTACAGTTAGCTCAACACTAACACAATACACAACTAACATTAGCATTCCATCTGCAGCCACAACAGGCATTGAAATTCTGTTTACTGTTGGCGCTCAAACATCTGGTACATGGGTTATTGGTAATGCCCAATTAGAAGTTGGCACTGTAGCAACAAACTATGATTTCAGGCCGTACGGTTTTGAATTTAGTCTTTGCCAGCGGTATTATGAATCTGGTGGTGTTTCACAGCGTAACGGCAATAGAGGTGCAGGTACATATCAAACCCAAGATTGTTATTATAAAGTGACTAAAAGGGCTGCACCTACTTTTGCGGTTGCTGGTGGCTACACGTCAGATGGTTGGAATAGTTATAGCGTTGGCGCACATAACAACCCAACAGGGTCAAACGATGTAACTAATTTTGGTAACTTGGAAGTAGTAACCAGTGGCGGTGTTGGTGGTTCTGCTGTATTTGCTTGCACTTGGACTTCTTCCGCAGAAATAGCTTAATTTAAGGAGTAAATATGGGACATTTTGCAAAAGTAGTAGACGGTAAAGTCACTCAGGTGATCGTAGCCGAACAAGAGTTTTTTGATACATTCGTGGATTCAAGTCCTGGTACTTGGATTCAAACTAGCTACAACACTCGTGGTGGCGTTCATTATGGGCAAGATGGAAAACCTGATGGTGGCGTTGCTTTGCGTGGCAATTATGCTGGTATCGGTTCTATATATGACCAAACAAATGATGTTTTTTATGCTCCACGTCCAGTAGATCGTAATGGTATTTCTTGTGCTTCTTGGACTATTGGTGCTCCTACTTGGGAATGGGTAAACCCTGTTCCTGTTCCAGATGATGTATTTACAGGAACTCCACCAAAACGTTATTCATGGGATGAACCAACTAAGACTTGGATAGCTGACTAAGGATAAGCCATGACAGTAATTATTGATGGCACTGCGGGTATAACCCCAGCCCAATGGACTACTGCTGGTAGGCCATCAAGCCCAACTGTAGGTCAGCAAGGTTGGAATACTACTCTTGTAGCTTATGAAATTTGGAATGGTTCATCTTGGCAAATTGTTGCTGGTGGCCCTTACACAGTTAGCTATTTATTAACTGCTGGTGGTGGAACAGGTGGAACAGGAGATGGAGGTGGCGGTGGTGCTGGAGGTGTAATTTCAGGAACTACAACTCTTAATGCTGGAACTGCATATTCTATAGTTGTTGGTGCTGGTGGTTCAAATACAGCACAAACTAATGGTGCAAATTCAACTGCATTTAGCTTAACAGCCGTAGGTGGTGGTTTTGGTGCTAACGGAGATTCAGGTGTTACTACTGGAGCTAATGGTGGTTCAGGCGGTGGCGGTGGTGTAGGCGGTTCAGGCGGTGCTGGTGGAACTGGCACAGCAGGACAAGGAAATAATGGCGCATCAGGTGCAAATAGTAGCCCTGCTTATGGTGGTGGCGGTGGCGGTGGTGCTGGAGGTGCTGGTGCTGCTGGTTCAGGTTCAGGCGGTGGTGCTGGCGGTGTAGGAATATCTAATTCTATTTCAGGTTCAGCTACTTATTATGGCGGTGGCGGTGGTGGTTCATCAAGAAATGGCACACAAGGAACTGGCGGTAATGGTGGCGGTGGTAATGGTGTTATTAACAATACTGGTAATGGCGGTAATGGAACAGCTAACACAGGCGGTGGTGGTGGTGGAGGCCCTGACCAAGGAACTCAATCGCAAGGCGGTAATGGCGGTTCAGGAATAGTTATTATTAGTTATTCAGGCAGTCAACGAGGCACAGGAGGAACAATCACCTCTGCTGGTGGCAACACTATCCATACATTTACAAGCTCAGGAACATACACAGCATGACAACATATACTTGGAAAATTACAGAAATTACTGCTAAGGATGAAGTCATTCTTAGTGCTAAGTACCATATAACTGCTACTGATGAAAATAATTTAGTAGAAACCGAAGGATATTGGTATTTTGACTCTCCTAGTAATAAAATACCTTTTAATGAAGTAACAGAAGATATTATTGCTAAATGGATTGAATCGGAAGCTGTTCGTGACGATAAATGTCACATAACTGCTCAACTAGATAAACAGTTAGATGCTTTAAATATTAAAACTGATGCGGTTCTGCCTTGGCTGCCTCAAGTATTTACCCCTAATGCTTAGGAACAATTATGACATTGCCGATTGATATTATTAGCAGAGCCTTAAAAGACATTGGCGCATTAGAAGCTGGTGAAACACCAACTCCTGAAGCTGCTCAAGATGCTTTTGATATGCTCAATGACCTTATAGACCAATGGTCTAACGAAGATATGATGGTTTATAACACCACAGAAATCATATTTCCATTAATTTCAGGGCAAACTCAATACACTATTGGGCCAAATCCAAGCACACAAAACTTTGTAGGAGCTACTTTTACAGGCTCAATTACAGGCAATATTCTTACTGTTACTGGTTTAACTACAGGCGCAATAGCCCAAGGGCAAACCCTTAGTGGTTCAGGAATAACCTCAGGAACTAAGATTGTTCAGTTCTTAACTGGTGCTGGCGGTCAAGTAAACGAAACAGGAACTTATAAGCTAAACATTACTTATACAAGTCCTGTAAGCTCAGAAACCATTACTGCTTATTACCAAAAGCCTTTATTTATTGACCAAGCTTATGTTCGTGTAAATACTCAGAGCAATGGTCAGGCTGTGCAAAATGGTGGTTTAGACTATCAAGTAGCTATTCTTGCCCTTGAAAACTACAACCAGATTGGTTTAAAGACTTTGAATGGCCCTTGGCCTAAAGCCCTTTATTACAATCCTAATGCCGAATCAGGCAATATTTTTGTATGGCCTAATCCATCACAAGGTGAGATGCATATGTTCTCATCTACCATTTTTAGCAACTATACAAGTCTATATGACACTATTTCGCTTCCACAAGGCTATGCAATGGCTCTTAGATGGAATCTTGCTGAAAGACTTATGCCGATGTATGGCAAAGCTTCTCCAACTCAAATTAGCATGATTAATGCTTATGCTGCACAATCTAAGTCAACAATTAAGCGCAACAATATGCAACCGATTGCTGCTGCTGGTTACCCTGATTCTATGTTGGTAGGCAGAGCAAAAGATGCAGGATGGATTCTAAGCGGAGGATTCTTTAGATAATGGCTGACTTTGGATTTGTAGGCCCATCTTATGAAGCTCCTAGTATCTATCAAGATGCTCAGGAATGTATCAACTTTAGACCTGAAATTGACCCTTTAAAAGCTCAGGGTGAAAGAGGTGTAGTTGCGCTTTATCCAACTCCAGGGCTTACTTCCTTAGTTCAATTTGCTAATCAAGATTCTGTTCGTGGAATGCAAGCTTTATCAGGTGGCAATTATTTAATGGCGGTTTGTGGCATTTATGTCTATGTTTTAGATTCTGAATTTACACCTTATGTAGTCGGTATTCTAAATACCTCTACTGGCCCTGTCAGCATTACAGATAATGGCATTAGCGCATATATTGTTGATGGCAATAATCGCTATACATGGCGCATAAGCCAACCTGATGCTTGTTCTTTTACTGGCTCTATTTCAGGAACAACTTTAACTGTTACCTCCATTAGAGAAGGCAGAATTATTCAAGGTCAGTCTTTGTATGGCTTAGGAACTGGTTTAGGGGTAATTATTACTAGCTCTGGCACAGGCGGTGTCGGAACTTATCAAATTAACACCTCTTTAAATTTAACTAGCAGAGCATTTAATTCTAATGCTTCAGGTGGTTCATTTAATGCTTCTATTTCAGGAAGCCAAATGACTGTGAACTATATGTTTACAGGACAAATCTATCCAGGGCAAGCAATAGTAGGCAATGGAGTAACCCCAAATACTTTTGTAAGTGCATTAGGCACAGGAACAGTATTAAGCGGAAGCATTGCTACAGCAGGCACAGGATATGCCATAAATGATGTTGTATATGTTTTAGGCGGTGTTTATGGACAAAGCGCAGCTTACTTTACAGTAACAGGCATAGGAGGCTCAGGTGCTGTTTCTTCGCTATCTTTAACCTATCCTGGCTCTTATACTTCTACACCATCCAATGCAGCTTCTACAAGCACTACTGGTTCAGGTTCAGGGTTAACCCTTAATCTTACTTTTGGTACAGGTTCAGGTGGAACAGGAAACTATACAGTAAGCCCTAATCAATCTGTAAGCTCAGAAACTATGTATGCTGTAAATTTTGCAGTTATTCCAAGCACAGATGGCGCATTTCAAGGTGCTAATGTAGTAGATATTATTGATAACTATTTTATTTACAACAAGCCTAATACTCAACAATGGGCTGCTTCTAATATCCTTTCTCCAGTAACTTATGGTTTGTCTTTTGCAAGCAAATTTACTGGCCCAGATAATTTAGTGTCAATCATTGCAAGCAATGGACAAGTCTTTTTATTAGGCGATACCACTACAGAAGTATGGTCGGATGTTGGAACTTTCCCATTTCCTTTTCAGCGCATTCCAGGAAGCTCAAGTCAGCATGGTGTGGCAGCTCAGTTTTCAGTAGCAAAACTAGGTAATTCTTTTGCTTATTTGTCTAAGAATAATCGTGGTCAAGCTGAAATTGTTCAAATGAATGGATATTTTCCACAAAGAATATCAACCCATGCTGTAGAAAATACTTTAGTTAATAAGTATATTAAAGATGCTGTTGCCTATACTTATCAACAAGAAGGCCATGAAGTTTATGTTCTTTCTTTCCCAACCCTTGATTTGACTTGGTGCTATGACTTATCCACTCAAATGTGGCATAAGTGGTTATGGGTAGACTCCAATAATGTTTACCATCGCCATCGGTCAAATTGCCAAGCAAACTTTCAAGATATGGTTCTTGTAGGGGATTGGCAAAATGGCAATATTTATGAGTTAGACCCTAATAACTACACAGACAATGGCGGTGAAATTCGCAGATTGCGAAGATGCCCTCATTTAGTAACTGACTTGCAAAGGCAATATTTTGATGAAATGCAAATTCAGTTTCAGCCTGGTGTAGGCTTATCTACAGGGCAAGGAAAAAACCCACAAGCAATGCTCAGATGGTCAAATGATGGCGGTTCTACTTGGTCTAATGAACATTGGGTCAGTATTGGCAAAATTGGCAAATATCAAAATCGAGCTATTTGGCGCAGATTAGGCTGGTCTAGGGATAGAATCTTTGAGGTATCGGTTTCTGACCCTATTAAGGCTGTAATTGTGTCAGCTAACCTTAAAGCTACAGAAGGGGAAAACTAATGGCAAATCAGATTTATGGCAATTCTCAATTAAATCCTTATCCACAGACCCCTTTGCTAGATGAGTCTACAAAGATGCCAACTAGGTCTTGGCAACAGTATTTTTTGAATTTACTAAATTTTAGTAGCTCGCCTAATGCTTCCAAAGGCGCAGCAGTATTGCCTACTAACCCTGCTGGATTTATCAATATTACTGTTGCTGGTAAGCCTTATAAAGTTCCTTATTACAATGTCTAGTTTACAAGTTATAACTGAAGAAAAAGTTCAGCAATTAGAAGCTGAATTTTTAAAGCATGAACAAGTAGATTGTCCTGTAGTGCATCGCTTTGGCCCTAATATCTACATCCGAGAAGTCACCATTCCTGCTGGTACATTGTCCATAGGTCATTATCAAAAAACCGAACATTTAAACATAATGATTTCTGGTAGAGTAACAATGGTCAATGAGGATGGCTCAAAAAATGAATTAATTGCTCCTCAAGTTTTTGTTTCAAAGCCAGGTCGAAAAATTGGATATATTCATGAAAAAATGGTTTGGCAAAATGTTTATGCGACTTTGGAAACCGATGTAGAAAAGCTTGAATCTATGTTTCTTGAAAAAAGCATAACTTGGCAAGAAAATCAAAAAGCTCAAAATTTATTATTAACTTTAGACCATTCTTCTGATGTAGCTGATTATTATTTAGCTATTGCTGAATATGGTTTTGACCATGAAACTGTTAGAAAACAGACAGAAAACATGGATGACCAAATTCCCATGCCTTTTGGCAATTACAAAATGATGATTGCTAATTCAAGAATTGATGGAAAAGGTGTATTTGCTACAGGAAATATTGCTCAAGGAGAGGTAATTGCTCCAGCTCGCATAGATGGCAAAAGAACCCCTGTAGGAAGATATACAAATCATGCAAAAAATGCTAATGGAATTATGGTTTTGAGGGATAATGGCAATATTGATTTAGTGGCAAATAAGGCTATAAATGGATGCCAAGGCGGTAATTTGGGGGAAGAAATTACTATTGATTATCGTCAAGCCCTAAATCTTGCAATAAGGAGAAATTAAATGTCAGGAGTCGCAACAGCAGTAGTTGTAGGTTCAGTTGCAGCAGGTTATTTGTCTAGTCAAGGGCAACAAAATGCTGCTCAAACTCAAGCAAATGCTGCTACACAACAGCAAAGTAATATACTTGCTGCTGGAAATACAGCATCTCAAAATTTTATTCCTTATGCTAATTATGGCGCAACTCCATTAGCAAGCCTTACTTCTGGCAATCCTTATTTTAATGAACAATTTAGCAATCAAGATTTAAATGCTAATTTAGCTCCTAATTATGCTTTTGGATTAGATATTGGACAAAAGACCAATTTAAATGCCAGCAATGCTTCTGGCGGTGCTATAGGTGGAAATGCTTTAAAGTCACTAAGTGACTATACCCAAAATTATGCTCAAAATGCTTATCAAAATGCATTTAATAATTTTCAAGCTCAAAGAGGCAATATTGCTGCTATTGATTTGGCAAATGCTAATTTAGGTCTTGCAGGTACAACTGGACAGTCTAATGCTCAATTAGGAACAGCAACTAATGTGGCAAATCTTGGAATAGGTTCAGCCAATGCTACTGCTGCTTCTCAAATTGCTCAAGGCAATATTTATGGTAGCACAGCCAATACAATAGGCACTATGGGTGCTTATAGCGCAATGAATAGTGGTAATAATGCACCAATTTCTATACCTAGCGGTGGAACAAGTTTAAACACCATTGGTAATTCAAGCCCAAATTATTATGGTTCTGGTGGAACAGGTGGTGGATTTGGTATTCAAGCTCCATCTACACCAATTCAAATAGCTTAGGAATAAATTATGGCAATCAGCACAAGCGGAGTTTCAGTTCCACAATTAGGTCAAACTATTGACCCTAGTATTTATGGAAATCAAAATGCTCCTAAAGCTACTTCTTTGGGAGATATTCTTGACCTTACTGGAAAAAATCTTGAAGTTCAAAAAAAGAAAGCTTTATTGCCTTCTGAAATTGAACAAGGGCAAGCCAATGCTAGAAAGGCAACTGCTGAAGCAAATACTTCGCAATTACAAAACTTTCAGGCTCATTTAACCAATACTATTCAAGACCAACAAAGGCTCATTAATAAGCCTGATTTAACAGCTCAAGATATTATTGATTCAGTAAAAGTTCATGCAAAAAATGCAGGAACTCCTGATGCTGCTGTTCAACAAGCTTTAGCAGGGCTTCCTGCAAGTGGAAATTTATCTCAATTAAAAGCTTGGCTTGCACAAAGTATGGCTAGGTCTTTAAATGCACAAGGTCAATTAGATGCACTTTATCCAAAAGCATCTCAAACCAATCTTGGTGGTGTTACTGCTCCTTTGGCTACAGGAAATCAATTACTTTCCTCTCAAACACCAGGAACTCAAGCTGGCCAAGCAACTGCATTAGGTTTAACACCAGGCACAGAGCTTGTTGCTCAACCTGGGGACAATTCTGGCTTGCCTCCAGGCACAAAGTATTTAGTAGGTGGTGGCGGTCAAGTAGGTGGTTCTGCTGTAGGCGGTGGTGGTCAAGGCGGTGTTACACCTGACCAAATGAATAAACCTGCAAATCAGCAAAGACCAGCAGTTTCTGCTCTTTCACCTCAAACTTCAACCAATTTAGAAATTGGTAATAATTTAGTAAATACTTCAAGAGAGCAAGCTGGTAAAGCTGTTCAGATTGAATCTGCTGCTAATCAAGCTATTCAACTATCTCAAGTTACCGATACTGGTCAAGGTGCTCAATTATGGAATGCTCTTAAAGGAAACTATGTTGGCATTCCTGAATTTAATACTAGAAATCCTGCAGCAAACTATGATATTTTGGGCCATGTATTGACCAATGAAACCAATTTGTTGTCACAAAATCCTGCTTATGGCGCAGGAAAAATGGGTGTTACTGGCGGTACTCAGAAGCAAATTGAACAAGCTGTTCAAACAGCAGGTAAGACTACTTGGAATCCAGATGCCATTCAATATACTTCTAGATATAACAGAGCATTGGCTTATGGTGTTCAGATGTTTAATCATGGTGTAGACAAGTCACAAACAATTAGCAATAACAACCCTATCTATGCGAATGATTATCAGCAAAAATGGAACTCTAATTTAAATTTAGACTCTATTAGATTGGCTGATGCCAAGAGAAATGCTGGCATTGACCCACAAGGATTGACTCAAATTACCAAAGAACTTGGTGGGGAAAAATCAGAAAGATATAAAAAAGCTCAAGAAGATTTGCGAGTTATTAATGGTATTGCTACTAGGGGCAAATAATGGCTTTAGATTTTGTAGACCCAGATTCATTAGCAGCACCTGCGCTTTTACCTGGTTCTGGTAAAACTGGAACAGGTAAACCTGGTGTTCAAGTTTCTGGTTATACACCTCCAGAATCAAACAAATTTGATACTAAAAAAAGCTATGGAACTCCAGCAAAGCTTTTGGAAAATGTTATTCAAACCGAAAGTTCTGGCAATCCGCTTGCTGTAAATCCTACTTCTGGTGCGATGGGTTTAGGCCAATTTATGCCTGAAACTGTAGCCATGCTTCACAAACAAGGAGTGGAGTTTAATCCATTCAATAAAGATGAAGCTAGAGCTGCAATGGACTATTACATTAGCCAACTGCATAAAGAGCATGGTGGCGATTATGTAAAGGCCATGAAAGCTTATGGTGGATTTAAAACTAAAGACCCAGAAAAGTATCTTGATAAAGTTTTAGAAGGTGTAAACCTTGCTGAAAACAATAAACTTTTTGTAAGCCCAGAATCTTTGCCTGGAAGTACCAATATTCCAGAATCAGAACTACAACCAAAGCCTAATTTAACTTTGCCTAGAGCTGCTGGATTGTTTGCTAGAGGTGCTACTCCTGCTGTAACTGGTGCTGCTGTTGGTGGAACTTTGGCAGGCCCTGCTGGTGCTCTTGTAGGCTCTGTTGCACTTCCTGTTGGTGATGTATTAAATACTGGTATTAATGCTGTTACAGGTGGCATAAACAAATTTGCAGGCACTAATATTCCTAAATTAGGAATGCCAAGCGATTTAATCCAACAATACATGACTAGACTTGGTTTGCCTGTAGCGCAAACTGGCCCAGAAAGAATGATTGAAACTGCTGGTAGTGCAATGGGTGGAACTGCTGCAGAACTACCTGCTGTTACTAGATTAGCTACTACAGCAGCTTCTCCTTTTGTAAGAGGAGTTGCTGAATCTGCTGCTGCTGCACCTAAATCACAAATTGCTGCTGCAATTCCTTCTGCTGTGGCAGGACAAGCTGTTTATGAAAAAACTGACAACCCCTATTTGGCTATGCTTGCTGGGGCTACTGTTGGCGCACCTTTTGGAGTTTCATTAAAGCAAAGGTCTTTAAATGCGCCTTCTCAAGAACAACTTGCTGCTACCGCAAAAAATCTTTATAGCCAAGCTGAAAAATCAGGCATTCAATTTGCTCCAGATAAATTCGCGGCTCATATGGACCAAGTTGGTAAAGATTTAAGGCAATTTGGATATGCTGAAAATTCAAGCACTTATTCAGGAATTAAAGGCGCATTAGATGAATTAAAAAATACATCTAGGCCAAAAGATTATTTAGAGTTACAAGCTTTAAGAGAAATTATTGCTGGAGAGCAAGTTTCTAGCAATCCTAAAGTGAGAATGTTGGCTTCAAAATTAAAAGATGAATTTGATGATTATGTTTTAAATGCGCCAGACCAACACTTAACTGCTGGAAATCCTCAAGGTGCTCAAGCATGGAAAGATGCTAGAACTCAATATTCCAGACTTAAAAAAGCTGAAATTTTTGATGACATGGTAAATGATGCTCAATTTACTAATCAAAGTTTATCAACATCATTAAAAAACCAAATGAACAGTTTGGCAAAAAATGATAAGCGCATGAGGCTTTTTACACCTGAAGAACAAGAAGCAATAAAACAAGTTGCTAAAGGAAGCGCAACTCAAAAAACTTTAGACCTTATTTCTAAATTTGCTCCTGATACTGTAATGGGTGTTTTAAGCACAGTAGGAACTCATGCTTTAAGCGGAAATCTATCTGCTGCTTTGTTATCTGGAAGCACTTTTGGCGCAAAACAAATTGCTAATATTAATAAGAATAATTCTGTAGCTAAACTTGCCGATATGATGAGATTGGGTGAAATACCTAAATTTGAATCTAGAACTAAAAATGTTCCAGCTACAGCTCTTAGAGGCTTATTATCTGGAAATCCAACATATAAGGAACAATAATGTCAGTCTTACTATCTCCCATTGGTAATGGATTTCAATTTTTTACAACTACAGGATTACCTTTAGCTGGCGGTCTTTTATATACATACCAAGCTGGTTCAAGCACTCCTTTAGCAACTTATACAACTTCTTCAGGAAGCACAGCAAATGCTAATCCTATTGTTTTAGGAACAGATGGCAGGCCTCCACAAGAGATTTGGTTAACAAATGGAAATTCATATAAATTTGTATTGACTGATTCAGGCAATAATCAAATTGCTACCTATGACAATTTATATGGCATTTTGAATGTAGTAGGTGGTACTTTGCCTGTTATAGGTAATGCTACAGTTTCAGGAACATTGGCGGTAACAGGAGCATTAACTGCCCCTGGAGTCATTGTTCAGATGGTTCAGCAAACATTTACAACAACTGCATCCACTACTTCTAACTCATTGGTAACTACAGGCCATACAGCTACTATTACTCCTAGCTCTTTAAATAGCAAAATATTAGCTTTAGTTAGCTTTGGGGCTGATAGCTCTACAGGTAACTTTAGTGGATTTACTCTTTATCGCAATACTACAAACCTTGCTGGTTCAGGCTCAGTCTTTACAACTATGGGAAGTATTAGTGGTGGCGAAACATTAGCATCTAATTCTTTTTCTTATTTAGATACTCCTAATACTACTGCTTCTACAACTTATACAGTTTATATGGCAGCAGGCGGTGGAACTCTTACTTATAATAAAAACTTAGGTAATATTGGTTTAGGTGCAACTGCTGTCATTACATTATTGGAGATTTACGAATCATGAGTGCTACTTATGCAGATGCTATTACAGCATTGACCCCTAATGCTAAATGGAGCATGACCAATGACAATGATTTTGAAACTTTGTCATGGTATTCCACCGATATTGCAGAGCCTACAAAAGCTGCTTGTGATGCAGAAATAGCTATTTTGAATGCTAATGCTGCTAATGCTGCTTGCCAACAACAAGCTAGTGCCTTGCTATATGCAACAGATTGGGCCACTATTCCTGATGTTGCCAGCACTACAAATAACCCTTATTTGACTAATCAAGCTGAATTTATTGCTTATCGCAATATTGTTAGAGGTTATGCTGTTAATCCTGTAGCTAATCCTGTATTCCCAAAACAACCGATTGCTACATGGAGTTCATAATGGATGACCGAGGCTCTATTGATTTAGTGCGCTATGGTGTTCTATGGAACAAAGTTGAGTCTATGGAATCAGAACTTACTGAAATTAGAAAAGATTTAAAAGAACTGTTAGTTATGGCTGAAAGGTCTAAAGGCAGTCTTTGGGCTTTAATGGGTGTAGCCTCTGTTGTTGGTGCTGTAATTAGCTTTTTAACAGATATATTTTTTGTTAGAAAATGAAAAGAGTTCATAGTTCTAAAACTATGTGGTTTTCTTTGGCCCTTGTTATATTTGGGGCTTTGTATGATAACTTTTCAAACCTTCAAAATATTATTTCTGATAAATACTATGGTTTAGTTTTGGTATTAATTGGAATAGTTGTTGCTATTCTTAGATTTAAAACCAGCGAAGGTATTCAATGAGCTACATACTTTATCCATTCTTAGTCATTATTAATCTTATTGGCACAGTTTTAACTTACCCATTGGCTTTCATTTTGCCTATATTTTGTAAGGGCGAATATGGCTGGATTAACAATGCAACCGCAAAAGCTACAGAGCCAAGACTGTTTAGCTGGTTAAGTTGGTTTCAAACCCCTGACAATAGTTTATGGGGTGATGATGGATTTAAAGTTAACTTTCCTCCTTGTTGGTGGTCAGAAGTTCATTGGCTTTGGCGCAATCCTTTTTATGGCTTTGCAGTTAAAACCTTTGATGGTTCTACAGGCATGAGTTACACAGGCGATTTAGATTGCAGCCCAACTAAGCCTGGAAGCATACTGGTCAAAGGTCATGGTTTATGGCAATGGGTCTTATACAAGCCTATGTTTGGCAAAACTCTATATTTAAACTTTGGATGGAACATTAAAGCTTTAGTTGAGCCTGGCTTTATTACCCCTGACCAATGGCATGACAATACAGAGCTAATCAAAGATTACCCTGCTACTTTTGCTTTTAGCCCAAGGCTTGTGTAATGTTTCCTTTGCCCATTTTCACTTGGATAAAGATTGGCGCAGCAGTTATTGCATTAGTTGGCTCTTGGTATATGGGCTATAGTTTTGAAGCTAGTCGGTTTGCTCAATACAAAGCAGACCAAATAGCAGAAACTCAAAAGAAAGAAAGAGAAGCCCAGCTTGCTACCGATGAAATTAGAAAGGCAAAAGATGCTCAAATCAATTCTATTAATAACCAGCTTGTCGATGCTATTAGCGAGCTGCGGAAGCGCAGTAGTCGCACCGACCAAGCCAGCAATGGACAAGGTGGAACTGGGGCAACCCTTTATGCCGAGGATGCAAAATTTCTTATCAGGGAAGCTGCCAGAGCAGACACAATAAGAGCAGGGTTAGATGCTTGTTATAAACAATATGATGCAATCAAATGAAAAAAGAAGAACTTAGTGCTTATGTCACTTTACTTGCTACCATTACACTTACTCTCATCCTTGTGTCTATGGTGGGAGTGTTACTTGTAGGTCTTTTTGTCGATAAAATAGACAATACTAAAATTTTTGAAGCTATTACACCAGCCTTTCAAATGGTGGTTGGTGCATTCGTAGGGTTGGTAGCTGGTGTGAAAATAGGGCAAGCAGATAATGACGAATGAGCAATTACAAGCCCTTGGCATAGACCAAAAATGGCTTAAACCTTTAAATGATACTTTTTCCAAATATGGCATAGATACTCCAAAGCGACAAGCTGCCTTTATTGGACAATGTCAGCATGAATCTAATAACTTTAAAACCTTAGAAGAAAACCTTCATTACAGCGCAGGGGCTTTGATGCGAGTATGGCCCTCTCGATTCCCTGATGCCAATACTGCCGAAAAGTATGCAAACAACCCTGAAATGATTGCAAACAAGGTTTATGGCGGTAGAGCCGACCTTGGCAATACCCAAGATGGCGATGGCTGGAAGTTTCATGGCAGAGGGGTTATACAGCTAACAGGGCGGTCTAATTACCAAGTATGTGGCGATGCCTTAGGACAGCCTTTTACAAGCGAACCAAGCCTTCTTTTAGAGCCTGAGTGGGCTTGCCTATCTGCTGGCTGGTTTTGGAACAAAAAGGGCTTAAATGCCCTTGCTGAGGCTGAAGATTGGAATACTATGACCAAGCGCATCAATGGTGGTACTTTAGGCCTAGATGACCGAATTAATAAAATCCATAAAGCTATGGATATATTAGGGGCATAAAGGCATCAATTTGGCAACTACTAACTGTAAGGTCGAAAGCCTAAAAAGCCCTTACTTGTTGCATCCTTGAGTGTAGGCTTAACTGCCTTTATTCTTTGAAGTCTATATGATTCATCATAATAGAATGGGCTTCTCGAATTAGCTTTTGAAGCTTAATAATTCTGACAGTTTGTTTTCCCATTTTATCTAATACATTTTGATAATCTTTAAGTAATTCTTTATACCTAGATTCATAGGTAACTCGAATTTTTTTCTTTCTCATATAAGCTGAATTAGTTTTTTATTATCTTCAACCCAATCTAATGCATTAAACCAAGCCTGAGTCCATAAATTAAGGGCCGTAGAGCCTTCATAGAAAAAGTCTGGGTAAAGCGCAAAGAATGCCTCTTCACAATCATCTGATGGAGTCTTTAAGTTCCCTCCAAATGGAACTGGTTCATCTGTCATAGTCTTGTCCGATTAAATACAAAATAATGATGCCAAAGCCAAATATTATGGCAAGGCCAAACATAAGGCATTGGTCATCTGTCATTACATCTTTTTCTTTTTAATGCCTTCAGCCCTTCGCAAATCATGGCTGTGAAGTTTTTTTCCAACAGACTTAGGTACTTCGCCAGCTTTTTCAGCTACTTTAGCTGCAACTTTGCGAGTCACAATTCGACCATTAGAAAGCTCAAATTCATGCTTTGCGCCTTTGGCTGCTTTACCAACCATCTTTTTAAGTTCATCATGGCTATAAGCTTTTGACTTAGCCACTATCACTTTGCCAGATTTTTCTTTTATAGCAGGTACAAGTACCTTTAATTTAGTTGCCATTATTTAATCCTCAATACTTTAGCTTTTCGCATTACTTGTTCATACTGTTCTTTAGCTGCATCATCTAGATTTCTTAAAGGTAAATTTTGGTAATACTTCCATTTATCTTTATATTCTTGCAATTCTGATGGTGGAATCCAACCATGAAGTTTCCACCGAATTGTAATATCTGTTCCTGATGCAGTCCATATATGTTCATTCATAATGCCTCCTTAAAAAGGAATATCAGATTCCATGTCAGCCAAGTTATTAGTTTTGGTATCAGGTTTATCTTCAGGGACATTTAAATAACACCAAAATGCGCCTTCTTTCATACCCAATAAAGGCAACATTTCAATTTTAGCCATAAGGTCACCTTTTTTAGTTTTGGTAACTATGCCAACAGTTTGATACCGCTTTTTTTGTTGCCCATCTTTGTCGGTATATTCAGATACAGCAGCTTTTAAATAATATTCAATTCCCATCTTTAATTCCCTTCATCAAATTTACTTCGGTTTGCACTTCATCTAAAAACTTCTTAATTTCTGCTTCCATTTCAGCAATAAAAGCCTCATCCCTATCAACTCGAACAATTAGCAACTGGCTTCGGTCAGGCATCCTGGGGTCAAAGCTTACAAAGTCGCACCATTGTCTGCCTGTGCAGGCCATCTGCGCTTGCATCTGAATTACATATTTTTGAGGCGGTCTATTAAATTTGAAATACTCCCAATGAGTTGTGCTATTAGGACACTTAATTTCCACAAGCCCCCCATTAGACACAAGACCATCAGGGCTACAACCAAACCACTTAATACTAGGATGGTCAATGAAAGCGATTCTATCGACAAAATTATTGGTAGTGATTTCATATAAAACCCTTGCATTTCCCTCATTTTGAACACCCCATTCCATGCTTGCATTGGTGTAAGATTCTTGAATGATGCCTGTAGTGCGCTGTAAAGCTAATTCAATAAGGTAATTCTGTCTTGATGCGGATGGCCCTGTTTTAGTCTTAGCCAATATGTCGGCTACTCTAGAAGCTGTAACCTTGCCCAATCTAAGTTGATGCCAGGCATCTGTGCCTTGTTCAACAGCAACCCTATCTTCAGTAGTAAAAGTAGTCATATACCCCCCAATCTAATCGCTAATCTAATCATTGTCATCAAAATTACAGCAGTTATTGCAACTGTTGTAATGGCTACTTTATCGGCCCAGCTCATGCTTGCAATGCCATTAAAGTGCCTTTTTGAAGGTCTTTGGCACTAGCAATCTTTTCTACTGCTGTTTTGTCTTTGCTGAGAGCTTTATAAGCTGCGCCATAGATTTCTTTAAGCTCATCCATAGTCTTAGTTCCACTAATAGCTAAAACCCATTTGTCGGCCTCTGCTGTTAAATCAAGCATTTCTTCATCAGGCAAATCTTCACCAGCATAAATGTATAGACCAATGCCAAACAAGCTAATGCACTTAACCAAACAGCGCATCATAGCGGTATTGACATCCATTGCATTAGGGTTGGAGATGGCCTTGTTCATATTGTTAATAACAGGCATTTGGCAAGTCATAGACTTACCCATAGCGGTTACTGTGCAAAAAACCATTACTGATTCATTGAAGTAAACAGGGTCACCAAAAGTCCAAGTGGCTGATGGGTCATTTTGTAGAAGCTGGTCTACTGCCCAAGTCCAAGAAAGGTAGGTAAATTTACCTTTTCTTTCTGTATGTTCATTGACATTGATAAGTCTTAATTCATTAAAAGTTTTCATCACTTACTCCTTAGTATGGTATTTTGGCTTCAGAAATCATATCAATCTGGTCGCAAATCAATTTATCGACCAATCCATCAAGCATTGATACTGCATGGCCTTTGATGGAATCTTCATTTTCAAGATACTTTTTAAGAATGATTAGCTGAGAAATCAAGGCTTCATCTTTATTAAACCGATTCCAAATTGCATCTTCTTTGTAGTCGATTGTTGCTGGTTTTGTAGTCATCACTTACTCCTTAGTATTGTTCGGTAACCATGCGAGTTGCATAGTATTCATTGTATTCATAAGACAAACACCATAATTTGCGACCTAAAGCTTCAAAATCTTTGTTTTCAAGCATTTCTTCTAATTGCTTAATAACTTCTGGGTCTTGTACTCCAGAAAAAGCTTCATTGAAAGGACCCCATTTACAAGGGTTAAATTCATCCTTCATAAGCTCATTGACTTCATATTGCAGCTCATCAGAGTCCATATCATCATCTTCTGGCTCATAGTAAGCATCAGCTTTATTCATATTAAAACCCTCCTAAAAGTGCATAAGCAAACATCAATCCAAGAACTACACCAAGACCTATTATTCCAACTACCTCAAAAAACTTGTTCATGATTATTCCCTTCCTGTCAATTTGAGAGTAATAACTGCTGTAGATTTGGTATGTTGAGCCAAGAACTCAGCAGGGATGCTGTAAGCCTTGAATACTGCTTTGTTGTCTACAGTATTGCGCTGACTAAGGGTTACACAGGCTTTGAATAAACTACCTTCATAGTAGCCTTCACCTTGATTTTTAATTTCATTCTTAATCAATTCAGCTTTTGCTTCTAAATTAGCAATTTGAGCCATTAAGTAACCTAATTCATCAATTTTGTTGGTTTCTGTTGTCATCACTATTCCTTCATCACTTGGTTAATAAAATTTACTGCATAGGTGTAACTATACACTAAAAAACCACTTTGCAACACTTTTTAATAAATATTTTTTGTTTGTTGTTTTCTTGTTTATTTGTGCTAATATACCATAACTTTTGGAGAAATCATGAACATTTATTTGGAATTAAAGACTGAATTTGGCAGCCTTTATAGGCTTGCACAGCTATTGGGCTTAAGGGAAACAGCTATTTATCAATGGAAAGCTCGCACCAATATTCCTATTAAACATATTCGCAAAATTGAGGAGCTGTCTAAAGGTCGAATTACCAGAGAAATGCTTAGACCTGACATTTTTGCAAAGGGTTAAATATGAAAGCTGATATTTGGATGCCTTTATACATAGGCGATTACTTAGCTGACACAGCCAGGCTATCTACCGAGCAACATGGAGCATATTTATTGCTTCTAATGGACTATTGGCGGTCTGGAAAGCTGCCTGACAATGATTTGGTTTTGGCTCAAATATGCAAGCTCACTCCTGATGCTTGGAGCAATGCTAAAGCAATGCTAAAGCCATTCTTTAGTATTGAGCAAGGATTCTGGATTCACAAAAGAGTTGAGCAAGAAATGGCTGAAGCTAAGGTAAATCAGACAAAAAAGCATGAAAGAGCTGTAAAAGCTGCTGAAGCTAGATGGAAAAATGCTACAAGCAATGCTAAAGCAATGCTTAATGAATGCCCATCACCATCACCATCACCTTCACCAGTATTAAATACTATTGAGGTCGCTAAAGCTCCCAAAGCTTACAGATTGGCATTAGAAAGTATTCCTGAAGATTGGTACAACTTTTGCAGAAGCGAAAGACAAGACTTAAATCCTAAAGAAATTTGGGTTCAATTTGTAGATTACTGGGCTAGTGTTCCTGGTTCAAAAGGAACAAAACTTGATTGGTTTGCTACTTGGAGAAACTGGGTAAGAAATCAAAAGAAATCAGCATTACCAAAAGAAACCAAGATGAGTAACTTTTGGGCTCAGATTGAAGGAAACAAGTGATGGACAGAGAATACAAAGAATCTGATTTTTTTACCAAAGATGAAGGTATCAAGTATGTTTTTAAGATGTTTTCCATCATTTATGGAGCAAAAATCACTAATCATTGGGGTGATATGAATGTTTTGGCTGTCATGAATGTTTGGAAAGAGATGATTGGCAATTACTTAACTTACAGGCCAATCCTTGATTTTGCCTTGAATAATCTTGATGCAAAGGGATTTGTGACCACTCCAATGGCATTTAAGGAGCTATGCAGTCAAGCTGGTCGGATTCCAGTAAAGCCTGAAAGAACTCTTACCCATCAAAAGACTCAAGCAGAAATTGATGCTGGCGCAAAAATGAGAGAAGAAGCAATCGCGAAGATTAAGCAATTTACTATGAAATTGAAGGCATGAATGAAGAAAAGTATCGTCATCAATGCGCTGTTCGCCAACTGATTATGTGGCGCAGACAATGGGGTTTAAAGGCTTTTAGGGAATATATGCATAAGCATAAGTTGGAGTGGCAGTTGGTAAGAGATTTTGAAGAGCAATGGGTTAGAGGTAATAGGGCTGATAAAAAAGGAGAATGGAAATAATGAATCTTGAGCAATTAAATGAAAATAGGGTAGAAGAAGCCCTAATTAAGCTTTCTTCTACAGATAGAAGTCATGCAGCATTAGGAGGACAGGTTAAATACCTTGAGGAAGCCATAAAACAGGCTAAGAGCCATTCTTTCTTACTAGCTGAGGGGACAGTAGCCGAGAGAGAAGCAAAAGCCATAGCGAGCCTTAAATATGATGAAGCACTTCAGGCCCATATCAAAGCTTTTATTCAATTCAAAGAGCTAGACAATGAAAGAAACCATGAAATGCGAATTATTGATATTTGGCGCACTTTATCAAGCAATCGCAGACAAGGGAATATGTAATGAGTAATGGCAATAATTCTTATTCTGAAAGGGTCGGAGCTGGTAAAAGCTATGGAGAAGTCCTATTTGAGCTTTATTGCCAAGAAAATAATTGTCAATTTCAAAGACTAGGATTTGATGAAAACCAAGGCAATGTACCTAATTTTTGGAGGATTAACTCAGTTTTAAGGAATTTGCCAGACTATGTTATTAATAATTCCAAAGGCAAAACCTTTGTAGTAGCTGTCAAAGGAACTCAAAATTTTAAGAAAAAAGAGTTTGAGTTGTTGCCAAAGATGATGGAAGCCTTTGGTTCACCAGAAGCACCATTGATTTATGCTTTTTGTTTTGAAAATGAAACTTTACCAATCTGGCTTAAATTAGAAGAATTGCTTGTGCTGTACAACCAATCTCAAGATCAAAAATGGCATGATGGAGTTATCTACAGAAATTTAAATTTAAGGAAAAAAGATGAAAGACTTCAGTATGCCCTTCTTGACAGCCAAAAGCCTGTTAGACCAGTATTACAAAGCAATGATTTCTCAGAACAAGAATTTGGCTTATAAAATTGCCAATGAACTTGTAGAAACAACTTTAAAGCTAGAAGATGTAGCTCATGACAACTAAAAAAGAAAAGGAAAAATATGCAAAGCTGGCAAGATTGGGCTGCATATTGTGTAGGCAAAATGGAATTCAAACAACCGATACACCAACAGAGCTACACCATTGCCGAAGATTTGGTATGCCTAGACACCTCAGTCCAGTCATTCCCTTGTGTGCCTGGCATCACAGGCTTGGAGATGCCAGTATTCACCTTGCTGGAGCTAAAAAGTTCACTTCTTATTGGGGGTTTAGCCAAGAACAGCTCATTGAGAAAACTAGAGAACTTTTAGATGACCTATTATAAAAAAAGGGTAGATGAGAACCAAAAGCAAATAATTCATACTTTTATTGCTTTAGGAGCTTCTGTCCTTAATCTTTCAAGAGTTGGAGAAGGCTGTCCAGATATTCTGATTGGTTATAAAAAACATAGTGTCCTTTGTGAAATAAAGAAAGATAGCAAGTCAACTTTTACTGAGCCCCAAGTCAAATTTATGCAAGAATGGCGAGGTGGACCAGTAAGCAGAATTGATTCCGTAGATGCTGCTATTCGCTTAATTAAAATGCTTGACATGGATAATCAATAAGGCAAAATGTTAAAACTAGAATATTTCTAGTCTTTTTGATCAAAAGGAAAACAAAATGGCAATGGGCAAAACAAGCAATCCAAACTCTACAGCAGGTATTCCTGCTAAGGGTGTAGTAGTTCCTAAAGGTGCAAGCAAGGCAGATATGTCTGGTGAGCGCATGGAAAAGTCGCATCGTGGTGGTGTTGCAATGGGTAAAGAAGATGCTATTGGCTCTGACAAAGAGTTCAATACAGGCCGTACTAGCGGTATCTGCTATGACCATAAGCGCACAACTTATGCGATGGAAGATAAGTATGAGAAAAAGAACTAAATAGAAAAGCGATAAAGGGGGAAGCCTCACTTACTCCCCCCTTATCTGACCAACAATGTAAATCGGAGATACAAAGTGGCTACCGAAACTATACTGACTAAAGAATTACTTCACAATTTATTTAATTATTGTGATGGTATTCTTTATTGGAAAAAAAGAAATGGTAATAAAGCTGGCACTAATGGTGGCAGATACCTTCAAACAGCAGTAAATAAAAAGCTTTATGGTAACCATAGGCTTATTTTTATGATGTTTCATGGCTATATGCCTGAAGTTGTAGACCATATAGATGGAAATGCTTACAACAATTCAATAGAAAACCTTAGAGAAGCCACTTATGCTCAAAATTGTCTTAATTCAAAATTAAGAAAAGATAGCAAAACTGGCGCAAAAGGTGTTACAAAATCAGGAAATAAATACCGAGCAGTTTTATCTCTTGGAAGCTTTGATACTATAGAATTAGCCAAAAATGCTGTAATAGAAGCTAGAAATAGGTATCATGGGGAGTATGCAAACCATGGATAGTTGCCAATCTTGCAGATTTTTTTCTGTTGGTGAAAGAATGGGAATCTGTAAAAGGTTCCCTACTTCTGTTAATAAATCGACTGAAGACTGGTGTGGAGAGTGGGATTACCCTAAAAACCATGTAATTGAGGCCATCACCTCTGGATTGACTGTTACTTTTAGCGAAGAACAACCAAAAAAGAAACCAGGAAGGCCAAGAAAACCATGAAATTAAAGCCATTGCTAGACAAAATTGTAGTTAAACCTGATGTGCGAGAGCTTTCTAGCATTATTTATGTTGACAACAAAGAAGTGGAAAATATGGGAACTGTCATCGCTGTAGGTCCTGGCAAGAAATTGCCTAATGGTCGCAGAGAAGATATGCCTATAGAAGTCGGAGCTAGAGTCAGATTCGGAACTATGAATGATGACAAAGGTGAGGAATACTTAAAATACTTCCCTTATGTTGAAGATGGGGTTAAGTACCTAGTCATGAGTTGGCAAGATATTTGTTTTCAGGAA